GCCGGTCTGTGCAGATCACCAACAAGGGAACGATCCAGGAGTGGGTCAACGACTATGGCGAGGACAGCGACTTCGTGCGCGTCCGCGTCAGGGGCATATTCCCACAAGCATCAAGCTTGCAGTTCATTGCCCGCAACCTGGTTGACGAGGCGATGGAGCGCAAACCGGAGACGACCAGTATCTCGGGTAGGACGGCCATCGTTGGCGTCGACGTGGCCCGTTTTGGCGACGACCAGAGCGTGATTCGTACCAGGGTTGGGCGCGATGCTGCCTCATTCCCTGCAAAACGATACCGCGGCCTTGATCTGATGCAGTTGACCAGCCGGGTGACCGAGCATGTGAAGATCCTCAAGTCTGCCGGGTATGGCGTTGTGATCTTTGTCGACGGTGGTGGTGTGGGTGGTGGCGTGATCGACCGCCTGCGCCAGCTTAACTACGACGTGATCGAGGTGCAGTTTGGTGGCAAGGCTGACGATCCCAAGAAGTACGCCAACAAGCGTGCCGAGATCTGGGGCCGCATGCGTGAATGGCTCAAGGGCGGCTGCCTGGCTAGGGATGAGGCATTGGCCACTGACCTGACATCGGTCGAGTATGGTTTCAGACCTGACGACAGCATCTTGCTCGAGTCCAAAGAAGCCATGAAGCGCCGCGGTATGGCCAGCCCAGATGATGCCGACGCATTGGCCATGACCTTTGCACAGCCGGTGGCCGAGTTCATGGGCGGCGAGGAAGCGCCATCAACCAGATCGAAAGGCCGAGACTATGATCCGTACGCTGTTGTTTGAGGTGCCCGTATTACCACATCCAGCTACTAGATTGCCATCATGCGTGATCAAGCAAGTCACTTGCCAGGAATTGGCGGGTGATCCAAAGTTCACGGGATTGATTGAAGAGTACGCAGACGAGTCAGCGATTGCTGGCATGCCGCGTCCAAACTATCAGTTCGGGGTTTACAGAATGATGGAGATGGCAGGCGACTTCCATCTCATTGCTGCATACATTGAAGGTGAGCTTGTTGGCTTTCTGACGATGAGCGTTACAGTGCTGCCTCACTATGGCAAGCGCGTTGCGACGGTGGAGTCATACTTCGTCACGCAAGCGCATCGTAGTGGTGGGCCTGGCCTTGATCTGCTGCGTGCAGCGGAATGGTTGGCCAAGGCGCTTGATGCTGTTGGCATACTGGTGAGCGCACCGAAGGGTGGAAAGCTTTCGCGTGTGATGCCGAGAGCGAAGTACAAGCACACCAATGAGGTATTTTTTAAGGAGTTGGCGTGATGGATCTAGTGGCTACCGGCAATCGAATACCAGCAATGAGCAGCGATGCCATCGCCAGGGTAAACGCGTTGGCCGAGATCTCACGCGAGTGCCCACAAGAACAGATCGAAACGCATCACGCAATTCATGGCGGCATGTACGCCCGCACAATCTCAATCAAAGCCGGAGTCATGTTGACCGGTGCTTTGGTTAAAGTGCCAACTATGCTGGTGATCAACGGTGATGTCACCGTGTTTGCCGATAACGAATCATTCAGGCTCACAGGCTTTCACGCTATAGCAGCAAGTGCAAACCGCAAGCAAGCATTCATTGCCCATGCCGACACGGCCATGACAATGATCTTCAAGTCGGACGCAACTACTGTGGCGCAGGCCGAGAATGAATTCACTGACGAGGCTGATTCACTCATGTCTCGCAATGAAGAAGCCAAAAATTTCATCATCATCACAGGAGAATGACATGTCAGGAGCAATCACAGCAACTACAGTCCTCGCGGCAACGGCCGTAGCAGCAACAACATACAGCATTTATGCTGGTGAGCAGCAGGCAAAGAAGCAGGGCGAGGCATTGAATCAACAACGCCAGGCGCAAGCTCAAGCAACTACAGCAGCAGAGAAGCAACAAGCTACTGCCGAGCAAAACGTCAACAAAGCAAACGCTAAACAGCCTGATGCTGGCGCTATCTTGAGCGCTGCAACACAAGCTGCAAAGGGTGGCCCTGCTGGCACTATGCTTACAGGCCCGATGGGTGTTAACGCAGCAGACCTTTCTTTGGGTAAATCCACACTGTTGGGCGGTTAATCATGAGCGACTTCACCAGCGACGCACAGTCGTATCCTACTGCTCCGACGCGGGACAAGCTGTTCACGCGCTGGGGCCAATTAAAGACAGAACGTGCAACCTGGTGGGCGCATTGGCAGGAGATCACGAACTACTTGCTTCCCCGCAGTGGTCGTTTTTTCGTGCAAGATCGCGACAAGGGTTGGCGCAGGCACAACAACATCTATGACAACACCGGCACTCGCGCATTGCGTGTGCTTGGCGCTGGCATGATGGCTGGTGCAACATCGCCTGCACGTCCCTGGTTCCGCTTGGGCACGGCTGATCCGGACTTGAACGCATACCAACCAGTGAAGATCTGGTTGGCTGATGTGACAAACCGCATGCAGATCGTTTTCCAGCGAAGCAACACATATCGCACGCTGCATCAAATGTACGAAGAGCTTGGCGCTTTTGGTACGGCCGCGTCAATAGTGCTGCCGGACTACAACAACGTAATTCACCACTACCCGGTGACCATCGGCGAGTTCGCTATTGCACAGGATTACCAAGGCCACGTCTGCACAATCTATCGCGAGTTTGAAAAGACCGTCGGCGAGATCGTGAAAGAGTATGGCTACAAGAATTGCTCGACAACCGTACGCAACATGTACGACCGCGGCAGCCTTGATTCCTGGGTGCGATTGATTCAAGCAATTGAGCCACGCGCCGATCGCGACATTCGCAAAAAGGACGCATTGAACATGGCCTGGGGCAGCTACACCTTTGAGGTGGGCGGCAATCCAAATCAATTCTTGCGTGAGTCTGGCTTTAAAGACTTCCCTGCATTGGTTCCGCGTTGGGCCACAGCAGGCGGCGACATCTACGGCAACAGCCCAGGTATGGAAGTGCTTGGCGACGTGAAACAGTTGCAGCATGAGCAGCTTCGCAAAGCCCAGGTGATCGACTATCAAACCAAGCCACCACTCCAAGTGCCAACCAGCATGAAGAACCGTGACGTTGAGTCATTGCCTGGTGGCATCTCGTTCTATGACGGACAGACCGCAGGCATTAAGACAGCGTTCGAGGTGAACCTAAACTTGCAGCACTTGCTTGGCGACATTCAAGACGTGCGTGAACGTGTTCGCGGCGGCTTCTATGCTGACTTGTTCTTGATGCTGGCCAACGCAACCGACACTCGCATGACCGCGACAGAGGTTGCAGAGCGCCATGAAGAGAAGCTGTTGATGCTTGGCCCAGTGATGGAGCGCTTGCACAATGAGTTGCTTGACCCATTGATCGACATGACATTCACTCGCATGCTTGAGGCCGGCGTAATCCCGCCACCTCCACAAGAATTGCAAGGCATGGAGTTAAGTGTTGAGTTCGTGTCAATGCTGGCGCAGGCGCAGCGTGCAATCGGCACAAACTCTGTTGACCGATATGTGAACAGCTTGGGTGCAGTGGCAAGCTTTAAACCTGAAGTGCTTGACAAGTTCGATGCAGACAAGTGGGCTGACTCATACGCTGACATGCTTGGCGTTGATCCAAACCTCATCGTCGGCACAGACCAGGTCGCAGTTGTTCGCCAGGCACGCGCCAAGGCTGAAACACAACGCGCACAGATGGAGCAAGTCAAACAGATGTCTGAAGTGGGCCGCAACCTGGGCACAGTAGACACTGGCGGCGGCACGAATGCAGCAATGGACATCATGAATCAATTCAGTGGCTATAGCTCACCATCGCCATCACAAATTTAAGGAGAATCTAAATGGCAACAGCAAACAAAGGCACATTGCTTTACGGCAACATGGAAGGTGAAAGCACTGACGCAAGTGGCGCTGCTCAATTCATTGAAAAACTATTGGTGGCTGTGGACACAATTCACAAGGTTCACTTGATGACCACAGGCCCAGGCAGCTTTGCCGCGCATGAGGCATTGGGCGACACATACAGCGCTTTGGAAGATGGCCTGGACGAATTGGCCGAGAGCTACATGGGCTGCTACGGTGTTGGCCTGGAGTTCAAAGGTGTTGACGCCAGCAGCTACAGCGCTGAAGTCCGCAAGATCTACGACTACATGGAAGCCAACCGCGCCATGATGGGCACAGAATCACACATTCAGAACAAGGTCGACGAGATTATCGACGGCCTGGCACGTTCACTTTTCAAACTTGACCGCCTGGCATAAGGAGAATCACATGGCCCTAATCAACATGAAGCAACAACCCAAGCGTGAAGATATGCCTGGCGAGTACGAAAAAGATGAGCCGCAATATCCTTATGGCTTGTGCATCAACTTGAGCAAAGAGGATCTTGAAAAGCTTGGCATCACTGCACTGCCAAAGGTTGGCAGCGAGATGATGATCACAGCCAAAGCCATTGTGAAAAGCACAAGCGAATATGACACTCAAGGCGCAGGCAAAGAGATGTCTGTGTCCTTGCAGATCACTGACATGGGCCTTGGCCAGACTGATGACGCACAGAACAACGACCGCGCCAGCAAGCTCTACGGCAACACAAATGGCGGCACAGAAGGTCGAGCAATCAACAACCTTCAAAGCAGCCTGTTGGGCGGCTAATCGATGGCCATCAAACACTACCAATCAATCGGTGAGCTTTCGAGGTCGGAGGAGCTACGGCTCCAGATGGCCCGCGGCTTGATTGGTGGGCACACGTCACTCAATATCGCTGGGTATCAGGCCACTGTCGGCTCGACATTCATGCCGATCTGGGAGAACGCTGCTGCCTATGTGTACCCGGTGGCTGCTGGCCAGATGCGCCTTTGGAGTTCAAGTGCGTCAGACGTCAATGTGTTGATTCGTATCAGCGGCCTTGATGCCAACTACGCAATGATCTCGGAAGACTTGCTTTTGACTGCCGGCACAACTGGCGTGTTGACTGCAAAGAGCTATTGGCGCGTCACCAGCTTGACTGTAATTGACGGCGTCAACCCAGTGGGCGCAATTAGCCTGGGCAACAACGGCAAGACAGCAGAGTACGCAAAGATTTCAATTGGCGCAGGCACAAGCGCCATGACCGTCTACACCGTGCCTGCTGGCTATACGTTTTACTTGGCCAAGGTTAACGTGTTCACCGTTTTAAAGAACAACCAGGAAGCAGCCTATCGCGCCTACACTGTCAACAATTCAGGCATTGTGCGTGCTGTGCTGCAAACACCGTTTGATCGTGAGTACATCTCCGAAAAGACAGTGCCGCGCCCGTACGCAGAGAAAACTGACTGCCAGTGGCAGTGTGTTTGCACTGTGCCTGCTCCGATCGGAATGCAAGTTGAAGGCATACTGGTGAAGAATGATGAAACCTAAATGTGGCCGCATGATGGTGCCCGTATCAACATGTGCTGTGGATAGATTGTCACCATGAGTAATTATGACCCTCTAGACCTTCGCGGTCAGGAACGTATCGAGAGCGATAAAAAGCTTCGTGAGAAGATCGTCCGTGAGAACGAAGAGGTTGATCTCAAGTGGCTCATGAGTAGCAAGCGGGGGCGTCGGATTATCTGGCGTCTTCTGGATCAGGCGGGTGTGTTCCGGCTGTCGTTCAATACCAACGCGATGTCAATGGCATTCGCGGAAGGTAACAGGAACTTCGGCAATCGCACACTTTCACTGATTCACTCGCACTGCTCGGAGCTTTACCCGCAAATGGTTAAGGAGAACACAAATGACAGAACCGCTGATGAGTGATAACGCCGCAACTACCAACGAAGGCACTGCACCATCGCAAAACTCCATAGGGAACCCAGCGACGGCTGAAGCTCTTTATGGGGATAAGCAGCAAGCACCGGAAGGACAAGATCAGCAAGCCGCGGAGTCGGCCAATACTGATGGTTCTGAAGGCAACAAAGACGGTCAGCAAGCTGATGGCGATAAGCCCCAGGGAGCGCCTGAAAAGTACGAATTTACTGCCCCAGAAGGCAAGCAATTCGACGCCGAGATTATTGGTAATTTCTCGGAAGTTGCTAAAGAATTGAACTTGACCCAAGATGCCGCGCAAAAACTGGTTGAGACGATGGGGCCAAAAATCGCCGAACGTCAACTCGCCCAGGTGGAGGCTATTCGTAATGAATGGGCGCAACAATCGCAAGTGGACAAAGAATTCGGCGGCGACAAGCTGAACGAAAACATGGCCGTAGCGAAGAAGGCACTCGACTCATTCGGCACGCCCGAACTGCGTACGTTGCTTCAACAGTCTGGTCTGGGCAATAACCCCGAAGTGATTCGGTTTATGTACAGAGCAGGCAAGGCAATTAGTGAAGATACTTTTGTGTCGAGTTCAGCGGGTGCAGGCGGCGGTAAAGCCAACTCCGGTGACTTCAATTCAAAAGCAGCAGCACTATATTCAAATCAGCAATCTTAAACAGGAGCTAAACCATGAGTACCCTTTCAACTTCAAACTTGACCCTAGCCGATTGGGCTAAACGTAGTGATCCAGACGGTCGTATTCCGATCATCGCTGAATTGCTTTCACAATCTAACGAAATCCTCGAGGACTGCGTATTCAAAGAAGGCAACTTGCCAACTGGTGAACGCGTTGTTGTTCGTACTGGACTTCCTGCTGTTTACTGGCGTGCATTAAACCAAGGTATCCCATCAAGCAAATCGACAACTGCACAAGTTGACGAAGCTGCTGGCATCTTGGAAGCTCGTTCTGAAGTGGACAAAGACTTGGCAATGTTGAACGGCAACACCGCTCAATTCCGCTTGTCTGAAGACACAGCTTTCTTGGAAGCAATGAACCAGACTCAAGCCACGACTTTGTTCTACGGCAACCC